AGGGTCTTGTGGAGCTTTCAAGAACTTAAAAGCTTCACATAAGCAGGCATACAAAATAACATTAGGAGCATTTACGCTGACCCATGTTTTGGTGTTACTACTTGATAAGCCTGTTGGTTTTTTAGTAATACCTATCTCAAATTTATACACTGCATTGGGCGTAGGTGCAACGACTATTGTACCCATGTCCCAGTTTGCATAGTATCTAGGTTTGGCTGATGACCCCACTTCTGGAGTATCATAATACTCAGCCAAGAAATCTTGATCGACTCTAACCAGATCAAAGCGTGTTCTAGGAGATGTGTCTGTGTATAAAGTTACATACCTGATAGTCGCTATATCACCTATTTCAGGTTTACTGGGGTCTGTTGAGCTGTATCCAGGTAGTCTTACAAATCTGTTATTAGCTGCTGTATTACCATTTACATATATGTTGTTGTCATTAAGCTCAACATCTCTAAATATTCTGTGTTCAGCATGTTCGATAAAATCATTGATAATAGTATCTGTTAAAACCTGATTATCGGTTTCTGTGTAGTCTCTAATCTGTGTTACTAATTCTGCGTATGTTGTCATCCTAATAATGTAACTGGTCCAACTGAGGCCAGTCTCCCTCCAAACTTTCTTATACCACCACTTTCAAAGTATTTAAACCCTTTACCTCCAGCAGCTTCAAATTGATTTATATAGGTAGTTCTGTCATCTATTAATAGTTTGTTTGCTCCACCATAAGGGCCTTTATTGAAATTTGTAGCATAGTTTCTAGCTGCTGGTGCTCTAGCTCCTGTTAAATTAGCATCTACCCACGCATTTTTTTGAGCAGTCATACCGGATGAAGTAGTAGAAGAAAGTATTTCATAAGAACCATTCTTAGATATAACTAGATCTACCAGCGCATCTGCTTCAGCTCTTTTCCCTAAAGTTTGAAAATAGGTGCCAGATGCAGCTACTGCTGCAGCTTCAATTGCAGGAGACATATCATACCAGTCTCCTCCTGAGTCTAATAGACCAATTGATGTAGCATAGGCTGCCACTGCTTGATAATATTCTGTAAGAGTTCCATCCAAATCTATATACACTGTGGTTACTCCAGGATTGCAATTAGCTGTCAACCAGGCTTCTAAAATGTCGTTTGGACTAAAAGAAAAATTATCATCATCTATTTTTGTAACTTTATGGCCTGGTGCATAATTAATATCATGATCCTGTATGTGTGAAACTTCAGGATAAGGAGGAAAGTGTGACTCAACTTTTCTAAATCTAACAATATCATTGGTTGCAAAACCATGACCTGGATCATTTACATTTACAACTATACTGTCTCTAACTCCTGCGCTTAAATTATCGAAAGGTAATATGTGTGCAACAGGCGGTTCTACTCTATCTGGTCTGGCGTTTTGTATACCTTGTGAATCACCTTTTTGTGTTTTTGGTTCTAGCTGTGGGTGTTTTGGCTCATACTCGGAAACATGTACAAAAGAACCATTCCATTCTTTTCGCATTTCTTTGTATGGAAAAGCCATACCACTTCTATCTGAAATAGCTTTTGATTTTTTACCTGATGCAAAATTAGACATTTGGATAGTACGCCTGTGGAGTTATGTATGTGCTTGAAGAAGAGCCATCTTCGGTTAAGGCTCTATTTAACTCATCTTCGTAGTACATTTTAAGTTGCTGTGTTAGCTCAGGTTGTACTTTTTGACTTAGATAAAACGACAAACCTGCCACCATACATGGAACAAATCTGTAAGGAACGTCAGCTGTATTACTATAACCACCTACGTCTTGAATTCTTTTTACAAAATAAATAGCCAAATGTTTAGCTGCTGCTGTGGTATCAGGGGTTGGATATACCGTAAGCATAGTCTTATCGGAAAATCTTTGTACATAGTATTGTGAAGGTGCGCCTTTTGACAATTTGTTTGATAAACCAGAATATGTAGATCTATTTATTTTAGTAAGAGCGGAATCACTTTGAGTTGTTGTAGCTCTGTTGTCTCTTAATGCTGCCTCCAAAATATCATCAACTCCATATATACCATTTGTAGGTGCTGTAGTTGCACTTGTTCCATCATCAGCGCTTCTGAAAAAACTGTATTCAGCTTGTCCTTCAACTAAATCTATGCTGGTTTTATCTATTTCCCAATAGTGTAAACCTCTGTTAGCCCACTCTTGAAACATGATATTTAAAGAGCGTCTTGCTGATTTTAATTGATAACCACTTACTGATTTAACTCCAACTCTGTCATAGGCTTCTTGTATGACATCGTCAATTAAGAAACCACTTTCAAAAGTAGTTGTACCTGATGTTGCCATCTAACCTCCTAGTTGAACGTAATAGTAACGCCGCCAGTAGTTGTTAAATCTAAAAACACACCATTTTTAAATTTTATACCGCTACCAGGAAAATAGATTTGTAGTCCCTCTGTATCAAACTTAAAAGTATGTGCTGTACCTGCTGCAGAAGTATTGTCATAAAGTATAACAACACAGTTACTTCCACCTTTTGCTTGTAAAGAAGTTACTCTACAAGGTCCTGTTACTAATTGTCCGTCAGCTGCTAGATGCGCCGTCTTCTGGTCCGATGTGAATGATCCACCACCTGCCATAATCTTGTCCTCCTAAATTTGTGGGGCCGAAGCCCCACAATTAATTAATTAATCTTACGATTCTTTAGCAAAAATTCCTCTAACGTCAGTAACCTGCCATGCACCTGTTTCTTCAAAAGAAGCAAGAACAACATAGTCACCTTGTTTAGAAGTAGCTTTTGTATTGATTAAGTCTTTATTATCTACTTTGGTTCCTGCATAAGCAATTCCATCGTTAGCGTTTGGACTTATTGTTAATGTGTTGGTACCGTCTTCTGCAGTGTTTACAAATTTGTAAACCTCTCCAGTAGCAATTGCCGGTAAAGTAAATACAACTCCATCAGTTGCACTTACAAAAGTTTTTCCTGAGTCTGTAGTAGCAACGACAGTGTAGTTTGAACTTTTAGTTTCAATATTTACACCCTCTTTACCTTCTAGTACTGGACCTGAAAAAGTAGTTTTAGCCATGATATAATCCTCCTAGTTTACGTTAATATAGTCTCTAGGCCGTCGACTGCGCGCGTCTATATTAACTATTTTATCGCAGTATTGTGACTATAAACTTTTAATATCTTATTTGCAAATAAAAAGGGGCGCCGAAGCGCCCCTCTAAATTGGTTTGTAACCTTACGATTACGCGCCTGGAGATCCGAAGATACCTCTAGGATCAGAGAAGCCGAAGCTGTATCTTTCCCTAGCTTTATATCTAACGTTACCAGTTTCAAAATCGCCTTCCATGGCAGTTTTGATTGGCGCACGAACCATGTGTTTTAGACCGTTAGGAACATCCGTCTTAATGAAGAATGCATCTGGATCAGTTAGGAAGTTGTTTACCACATATCCTTGTGGGATCATTCCTTTAGATGCCAATGCATTGATGTCATTGTCAGCTGTTCCAACTCTATTAGCAGATTTCATGATTCTTTCAGCTGCGAATTGTAGCTCTGAAGGTATAATTAGTTTCATACCTCTAGCAGCAATTTTTAAGCCTCTTTCATCAGTGAACTGTCCGATGTCGATCAAAGCTTGCTCTAAAGATGTTTCAGAAAGGTCAGCAGATACTAACAATTCGTTAACAAATTTACCAGCAAGAGTCGGGTGACCAGCTGATCTACCAGCAGTTTGTCCAGAACATAGAGATGCTCCGTCACCACCAGCCTGTGCAGATGAGTCGAACGCGTTGTTCAATACTGCAGCAGCCTTTACTTGCTTAGTTTGAGCCATAGATCTTGCTAGTGCCTTAGTATAACGTGTAGAAATTTTGTCGTACAAGTTATCTTCAATCGCTTCTTCAGTAATTGAGAACGCGAGAGCAATTGTCTCGTGTTGATATCTTGCAGTGAAAGTTTCTTGCGCGTTATCATAAGATACAGCTTGACCTTCTGACTTGACGCCAGCTTTGTCGAAACCAGATAACATTACTTCTTCTTCAAAAGCTCTGTCACTGTTTTCAGTATCAAAGATTTCTGCGTGTTGGTTCTCGTAGTTTTTATACTCAAGTCCGAATAATGCATTCAGACCTGGCTCAAGCTCTTTAGCGAGCTGTTGTCTTGATATAGCCATATTATAATCCTCCTGCTATTCTTATGCGTATAAATGATTATCAATTAACACTGTATAGACTGTGTTTGCTACACCTACCTCATTACGACCTTCTTTAGTTGAGAAGCCAGTAATCATCATAGCCACAGGAGTAGGACTTCCGCCTATACCACTAGTATCTAGTTGATATCCACTTACACCGTTGTTAACACCGTCTGTGTCTACTTCATAGTTAGCTGTTAAGCCAACGTTTGTTTGAGCAGATACAGCAGATCCACCAGCGTCTCCTTGAATTTCGAAGACTTGATATGGATCGTCATACACAAACGCGGTTGCCGCTTGTGATGCCGGTACATTGTTTCTAAATTGCGGTTTTCCATCCGAGTCGTCGTAGTTAGCTCCCCAGAAAACTCCACATGCTGCAGCTGATGCGCCGCATTGTGCAATAACACCAGAGCCTAGGGCTACTGGGTCACCTTGGAATATAGCGTCGTTTGTGACTTTATATTCGCTCATTTTCTGAGATGGTCCACTACCGATTTTACCAACTGGATTTAAACCAAAAGGGGCATTTAAGTTTGCCATATTGTTTTCCTCCTTAAAGGTTTGTTAGTTAATCGGCGGGTAGGAAATATCTAAAAAGCTATTTCTTTGTACCACCAAAAGTTACACGAGTCTGCCTCTCTTGATTGATCGGCATACTTGGGTGCTGTTCCTTCAAGACATCGTTTTCTAAAGCTTCATCACGATCTTGCGTTATTTGATTATAATACGCTTCACGTTGCTTTGCGAGCTCTTCGGGTATCCTTGCCAGCACAAGGCCACCAACTCCTATGACACCTTCATACTTACCTGATGTTACCGTCGGATAATTTTGACTAGGATATTCATCAGCTCTGACAAATTCCCAACCAGATCTCAACTTACCGTTTATGTTTTTTGAGTCGTCTTGACCCATAGACTCGGCGCGTATCCATCTTTGTCTATATCCGTCTGGTGCAGGCGGTGCATCTAGTGATGATGGGGGAGTCCATACTTTAGGCTTTTCAGTTTTAGCCCGAGTTTGACTCGCGCGAGTGGTCTTCATGTTTTCTTTTTCCATATGCTTAGCCCTCCTTCGCGATTAATTGTTTCGCATATTCTTCAAGTGGCACACCTAATCGTTTAGAAATAGCTACCTGTGACGGTGTGAGTTTCACAGTTTTTCTGCGTCCTTTAGTTGCCGGACGTTTAGCACTTGCAACAGTCTGAGCCGGTGGCTCAGCTGCAGGTTGCTCCACTTTATCAAATTTGTGTGGGAATGCAACTCTTATTCGTTTATCGACCTCAGAGTAGTATTCATCTGATTGTGGATCAAATCCTTCGTTCTCAACAAGCTCTCTGTGTATATCAAATGCAGTGTAAGTCATTGCATTATCTGTACCAAACCAAGGGTTTTTACTTGCCCATCCTTCAGCTTTTGGATCTAACTGCCTTCCTGCTTGCGCAACTTCTTGAGCTGTTGGTGTTCCCTGAGCTACTTGATAAAGGTTTTCTTGTCCTTGTGGCTGTGTTTTTTGTTTCTCAGACTGTAAAGCTTGTTGTTCTTTTAAAGCATTAAGCTTTACTTGTTCCATAGACATTGTTGCAATCTGCTGTTGTGCAGCGATTTGTGCATCAATATCCTGAGATTCTACAGCTTGTTTATAAGCTAGTTTTGCAGCATCCATACCATTTGTTACTTTTGCTTCTAGCTCTTTTGTAAAATTGGTTCCGAGAGTATCATACTGACCTCTCATCTTTTCAGCTTGATTTTTTAGATTTTGAGCATACTGAATGGCTTCTTCTTTTTGTCTCTCAGCTTCTCTCATCTTGCGAGTTAGCTTAGCTATTCTTTTTTGTACGCCTTCACTATAGTCATCTAGTTCTTTTTTCTGTTCGCTAGCCTGAACATCAGACTGCTCATCAGATTGCGCAGATGTGTCAGCGGGCTGACCATCGTCTTGAGTTTCTTCAACATCAATTTGCTCCTCTTCTAATGATTGTTCTGGTGCAGGTGCATCAAGATCTATTTCTTGTGCCTGCTCATCGGTTTCACCGACATCGATTTTTATATCGTCTTCTTGCATAGATTATCCTCCTCTATGTTTACATTGCGTGAATCAAATCTTTAGGATCATCTATTGTCCCAAGAATTTCATCATCGTTTAACATTCTTATCTCTCCACCTTCAATCTCCATTCGTGACCCTGCATACCTTGCAAAGATCACCCAATCTTTTTCTTTACACCAGGCACCTGTAGGATATCTATCTTTGTCTGCATAACAAAGAGGACCCATTTTTAAAACATAACCAACCTGTACAGCTGACCTTGCTCTGTCTAGTGTTTCTTGTGCAATAATAATTCCACCTTCACTTTTTTCTTTAACTCTAAAAGGCATAATTAAAATACGCCAACCTGTAGGATTTGGTAATTTTTCTAAATTTGTTTTTTCGGGTTCTTTTTCCGCCTCGTGCTGTGCTATCTTTTTTGCATCTTCTTCGGCGTCATATTTAGCTTCTAATGCGTGTGATGTTGTCATCATTTTCTGGCTCCTTTGGTTCTAGCAGGTTAGAGAGTTCCTGATTTATTGCGTCCACTGCGTGAATCTTACCTATTATATATTTGTATTCTTCGTGACTGTCAATCCCTCCGTTTGCGAGAGTTTGAACGAGGGTGTCCATCTGAGCTTGCATGCTCCTCTTCAGTTTGTATATCACGTTTATTGGGTCTGTAGCTTCTGACATGTTTTTTCTCCTTGTCTCCTAGTTTTTCCCAGAACTCGTCGAGCGGGTTCTTGGGTTTGTTATCCCCCATTTTTCCCCCCAATGTAAAATTAAGTCAATCCTACTTTTTCTTGAAAATATCAACGCCCTTCAAACCGTATATACTAGCTACGACTCCGACAAAAAGGGTCTGATACCAAAAAGGCAGATTATTAAACTGCTCAAAGAACATGTGCAGTTTAGCTTGAATGTCTGGATCTTCACTAAAGACACTCCATATCAATAAAATCACTGGGGCACTTACGAGCAAAAGCACGAACTCGTCTTTCCATCCCTTGTCGTTTGATTGCCTTACAGCTTATC